ATAATGGATGATCCGTTTTGTCAAAAGATCGAAGATAGAAGCTTATCAATATCCATAAAATTCACCGAAAAAGAATCAATAAAACAAGCGATTAATGTGGATAGGTATGCCTTTCCGTGCAAATACCTACTTGGTAGAGGATTTTCTTTTCAGGCGCAACACCCATCAACACACCAAGATCAAATACAAGCATTTGGGGTTGGTTACGGATGCGATATTTGCCCAAACTTCAAACCAGACGACTTCGAAGTTGTAGGCACAAAAACCGTAGTAAAGGATTATTTTTCGTAATTACTTGTACTTTTCGTTAAATATAACGCCGTCCAAATAATCAATAATCTGCTTTTCTGTCTTGGGCGCAAGCTGCCCCGCGCTATTAACAGGCATAAATGGACGCGCTGGGATAACCACTTGTTTTACCTTGGCAAATCGGCTACCACTTCCCTTAAACATTAAATACTTGCCATTCTTTGGCTTGATGATGCCTCCGAATTGATGAATGGCAGCATACTCAACGCTGGCATAAACTTCGGCGGTGTAGGCGGTTGCGTTGGTGTTAAAGCTGCTCAGTCTGCCACTCTTGTACAGCCAGTGCTTTGACTCCTTCCAAGGTTGACCGAACGGACTGGTTTTTTCCTTAAACGAATCTTGCGTATCCATTTTTAGGATTTCGCTAATGCCAGCCATAATCGGTAACGTGTTGCTGGTGTTGCGCTGGATGATTTTGAGTCGGGATTGAATCTCTTCAATTCCAATCGCATATACGCGAATACTCATCGGGCTACCCCTTGAATCTTCTCGACGGTGCGCAATCCTGCCACGCCTAGCATTGCCAGCACCAGTTCTAACATGCCATCCATGACAATATGCGGTGGCAGCTCCCAGTCGGCATTTAGGCATATCCACGATAAGATCGGCAGCGCAATGTATTCGTAGGCTAAAGCTGTGCCACACACCCAACCCACAAAGGGTCGCCAGCCTGCCACAAAGGTACTGCCATGCCTTGCTTCTACTTTGTTGATGTCGAGTTGCCCCATTATGAGTTGCAGTTCGCCTTGCTCTTTGAGTAGGTCAAGCTGTGCTTTAGCGCGTTGGGCTTCTGTTTTGTCGGGCAAAATACGATCAATCACGTTACCGATGAGCGGAATAAGGGCGGCAATGGGCGGCATGGTTAAGCTCCTAATGTGTTGAAAGTGGTAAAGGTTCGGTTTAACCAACCGCGCAAGAACACGTTGTATTTGCTTGGGTTGTTGTTGGCAAGCCGAAGGTATTCTTGTGTGCGCGCAAGGGTGTAGGCATAGAAGAACAGTTTATTGTCCATAGCGTTAATGGCGGCGGTGCTGATTTTGCCGAGCACGCCATCGGTGGGTACATTAGCTACTTTTTGGGCGGTTTGAATGGCATCTTCTAGCCCTGTATTAACCGCGTATTCAAAGACAACATAACGCTTATCTTCGTTGGTAATACCCAGTAGTGGTTGATAAAAGCGCGAAAAATAAAAGTCATTCACCATCTCTTTAGGCGGGATTTGATTGTGGTCGATGTATTCCCAGCCTTGCCAGTCTGGATGTGCGGTGCGGTAAATGCCTGCGTAAGTGTCGCCGCTTTCGCCTTGGTTGCGGTGTAAGGTGTAACCGCCCTCTAGGGTAATCACGCGCTCAATGGCTTGTTGTGGGGTCATTGTGTTTGTTCCTGTGTTGTGGTTAAATATGTTTAGGCAAAGCGAAGTCGATGATGACCTACCAGTTATGCCATGAGTTAGGATGAATCATCTCCACCTAACTCGCCCTTCTAAATACCAATTCTTTGTTTTTAATATCTCTTTCTGTTTCAAGGTAGTCATTCTTTCTTGGTGTTGCAAACGTTGTAACGCCTGTAAATACCGCCCCACTGCCTTCATCGCGCTCGAACTTAGCAATAACCTGTAGGTTGTTCTTTCCACTAAAACGAGAAATAACAACAAGGTATTCAATACCATGATCGACATAACGCCATATTTCATCGGGTTCTTTGATGTTCAGCACCATGTAGTTAAGCCATTGAGCGCGTCCATTTTTATCCCACTTCCAGTCGCCTTTGTGTGTGGTAAATAACGCGCTATCAATCGCTAACTGATCTAGGGTTATTGCGGTAAAAACACTGCTATCGAATTGCGCCATAAAAGCCTTCATAAAATCTGTTTCTGTGTTGGCTTGCGATAATGGTAATACGGTGTTTCTTGGTGTCGGCATGGCTTTATTTTGCGCGTAAGACAGTGCAGCAAGTTTGGCAAAGGTGTTGCGCAGTTCTTGTTGTGCTTTGTTCATAAAGCCGCATTCTGTGGTGCGTTTACGTGCATTACCTTCTGGGCAATCAATCGCTTTTACTTTATCCAAATAGGCTTTATTGAGCATGGTTGCACTGTCTTTGCAGGGGTTAAATCCCCAGTCGGCATCAGCAATGCGCGGTGGTGCTTTATCGGCGATTTTGTAGCCTTTGGCATCAATCATGGCTTTAGTGAGTGCCTGCACGGTACAACGGCAACGCCAGCCGTTCTTGGGGCGGTTAATATCCCACCAAGGGTCTGACTTTGGCAGGATAAGCCCGTGTAGCGCGGCGTGTTTGGGTCGGCTTTTAGCGTCTTTAATTGCCCAATAGCGCAAATAAGCAAAGGACGGCGGTAACTTCTCCATTTGGCGACAACGCCCCACCTCGTAAGCGGTATTGATATTGGTGACAAAGATGGTTTTAAGGCGGTTGCCATCGATGCGGATGGTTTTGTATTCGCCTGTTCTTTCGTCGTAAATCTCTTTCTCACCCCACCATTGCTTGGCTTTTAGGGTTGGGATGAGGTCTTTTTTCCATTGCTCGAATGGTGTTCCTTTGGCTTGTGCTTGCAGTAGGCTCTGGTGGATGTCTGCCAGCAAGTCTAACTGCATGACTTTTGCCACGGTAAAGCTGGTGTGGTGCGCACTGTGCATCAGTTCGTCGTAGTCGAAGCTAATGGCATAGCCTTTGCCTTTGAGGTAGTCAACAGCCTCTTTAGGTGGGCTGTTTAGGCTAAAGCCAATGGTGTCGCTCATGGTTTTGTGCCTGTTTCGTCTTGTACGTCCGCACTGCCAGCAAGCTTGCTGTTGGCAATCGCGTTTGCCATGAGTTCGCTAAAACCTTCTAGCGGTTGTGTGCCAAAGGCTGCCGTGGTTAGTTCAATCGCTTCTTGATAGCTCGCACAGCTACCCAAGGCATCGACCATGAAATCCAATGCAGATACCGCCAAATCGTCACGATCGCTGAGCGCTTCTTGCTCCATGGTATCGAGTTGGTCGTACATAGCTTGCGTAACGGCATTGTGTTCTTTTTGAGCTTTACGCTGGTTTTTCTGTGGTTGCTTTTGGCTACAACAGGCACATGATTGTGTATTTTTCGCCTTGAAATTCTCACTTTTATCATTTTTTGCACTCACGGGTAGGGTTGTTTTTTGAATATCACTCGGCAGGTTAAACTCGCGCGCAAGGTAATCGGCTGGAATATCGACACCCATTGTCGTTAGAATGGCAAGGGTTTCGGCACGTGCTTTAAGGTCGGTGTCTTTTTCGAACTCGAACACCACGCTTAGGTCGGTGGTATCAAAGCCTTCCAAGGCAAGACTGATTTTAAGGAACGCCGCAAGCTGGTCAGCAAAGAAATAACAGTCTTCTTGTGTGACCATGTTCTGGCTGTTTTCGTGTACCTTGCCCAGGGCGAGACTGCCTTTTCCATCGGAGTTACTGGTAAGGGTATTGCCGCTAATCACAAGGCTAATCTGACTATCGCAGTATTTAATAAATTCCATGAATTCGGCTTGCGTGCCCTTGCCTTCAAGCACTTTGATGGTATCGTCTTTGGCAAACACACCAATACCGCCGCTTTTAAGATCCAGTGTGTTTTTAATAATCTCAGCGCTTGCCTCTGAGTCGGTGGCGTTGATAATGACGGGCGGCACACCTAAGAGTTCGGCAAACTTTAAATAATTCGCCAATACAAAATGCTTGGCGGTAAACAGATAAATCAGCGAATACAAGGCGCTGGCTTCGTGTGCTTGTTGCTCGAAGTGGGTAAATGCCATAAAGCGCTCATCTAGGCGATAGCTTGTGCCTTGTGCATCGTAGAAGTAAAAGCCCGCGCTGTCGCGGTAAATGCGTGTCTGATGAATAGGGTTTAGGTGTAGTTCTGTGTCGTAATACAGCTGACCAACAAAAAATCCGTACTCAATAGCGCTAAGCATTTTATCGAGTAGTTTCTTTGGCTTGCTTGAGTAAAACAGCATATCAAGTGCGTCTTGTGTTTTGTTGTTGCTGCTTTTTGCTATCATGGCTTGTGCGCGTACACGGCTTTTGCGACGACGGATTTCACTGGCAATATGACTGTCTTTAGTCATCATAATGCGATAAAGCGCAGTCAGTTCGCTTAATTCGCCACCTGCCAAGATCGACTTAATGCGGCGCACTGATAAGTCTTGATAGCCTGCAATCTGGCTATTGTCTAATAAAATGCGTTCCTTAAAGCTGATAATCTCTTTCACAATAATTGTTCCTTGAATGTGTTCATTTTGTTTAGGATGGCGCGGGCTTTGCCGTAGTTGAATACAGGTGCTTGCGCGTAGTCGAAGTAGCTACACGCTAACGCGGTTGCCCAGAAGCGGTCAGCGTGTCCGTGGGCGTTGCGGTCTGAGTCATATAAAAAGCTGTTTGCGCCCGCCTTGCGCTTAATGGCGTGCAGGTCGGCAATGAGGTGTGGGTCGTTAGGGATGACAATTGCCTTATCTTCGAACAGCTTGCGCAAGCCCAGCGCAAGGCGCTCTTTACTGCCAGCGGTAAAATGCACCCCTTCGACACGTGCTTTGTATTGCTTTTTGATGGTTTCGCTTAAATCCATACCGATACCCGTGCGGTCAATCTTGAGGCGTGCGTTTTGATAACTATTCATAAAGTCGCGCAAGATAACGCGCTGTTCGTCGAAGCTGGTTTGTTTGAACGTATCTAGCTTGGCAAGGCGTAGCAGTTTTTCATTGATCGGGTCGATGACCGCAAGTGCCGATAAATCCTTGGTGCGCCCGATGTCGTAGCCCGCTGTGACGTTGTTAATCGTGTTGGGTGTGTAGTAACTCATGCGCTCATCGACACAAGCCTTGATAAGACTAATCGGCAATAGGGCGCTTTCGTCATCAATAAACTGGCATTCGTAAGCACTTGCCCACGTGTCGGCATCGAACAGCGCGCGCATGGTTTCAAGGTCGAATTTAAGCCCGTCAGCAATCGCATCATAAATCGTGATGGTGCGACGGCTAAACATAAAGTACTTGAGTTCGTTGGTGCATAGCTCATGAAACAAGCTGTGTTCTTCGAATGGCGTGCTTAGGATAGTCAAGCGACCCTCTACCGCACCGATACTGGGAATGACAGCACCCCACATGCGTTTAGGGTTTTGATACCACGCGAATTCATCCATCCAAATGTCGCCCGTAAAGCCTTGTACAGTGCGAAAGTTATGCGCCATTGCCTTAATGATTGCGCCATTGCTTAAGATTTTTTCACCTGCTTTGTCGGTGTCATCAAACAGCACGCCGAGCTTTTTTGCCCAGTATTCGGTGTAGCGCATCATGTTGATGGCTTGGTCTTCTGATGCCGAAATGAATAGCTGATTACGCCCAGCTACCGCCCCGAGTAAAGCGTCCAGCGCACAAACAAAGGTAAAACCAATTTGACGCGCTTTAAGCACCAAACGGAATTGGCTCATATCGTTGATAAAATCTTGCTGATAGGCGTACAGCTCAAGCATAGCGATATCTTTAAGTTGCGCAACGGTTTCGCCTTGCAACGCAATTTGCTTTTTAGTGGGCTTGGCGTTTTTGGCTTTTTCAACCCGATTGTCGTGACGATGCACGCGTTCGAGTGTTTTAGAGAGCATGGCAAGGCGTTTGCTATTGGCTTCGGTTGGGGTTGCTTTGCTTAAGGTATCGATTTGGGCACGGATGTTTTCGGGCGTGCTTGCTTTGGTGTTCTTTGTCCAGCGTTGCACCGTGGACACGCTCACCGATAACTTTTGGGCAATTTCTGGCAGCGTTAACCCTTCGTTTTTGAGCTGTATCGCCATGGTAATGGTTGTTTTATCGTGTGCCACTGCTTTTGTTGCCCTTGTGTAATATCAAACATGCGTTTTAAAGGCGCTTTAAACCCGCTTTAATTCGTTTTAAGGTTTTTGAACGGGTCATTTATCGGCTGTGTTCGATTTGACACGTTAAAACGGCTTTAATGTCGTTGTGTGACTATAGTAGGTGAAAAAAAAGATGAAAATAATCTACCTGTAGTAGGCGTTAAGTGAGAAATACACAATATGTTGTTTTAATAGCCTCAACAAGAACGGAGGCTAACCCATGTCAAACAAGGCGAACACAAAACAACCAGAGCACAATGTGCGACGGATTGAATTTAATTTTAAGCAAGGCGAAAAACTGTGCATTTCACCATTGGGTGATGTGACGGGTTTAGATGGTCGTTTTTACAAAGTCGACGCCTCTGCGATTCAAGCAAGCCTAAACACCCATATTCCGCTATTTGAAAACCACCGCGATTACGACAAGGCGATTGGCTGGTTTAGTAAAGACAGTTTAGAGGTTCGCGCTGATGGGTTATATGCCAGCTTAGAACTCAACAAGATCGGGCAAGAGTTGTTCGACAACCGTTATTACCGTTATTTGTCCCCAACCTATTACGTTAACGAAGATCGTAGCGTTAGCGAATTGGTCAGTATTGGATTAGTTAATCAACCCAACCTGTTATTTACAGAAGCCAACAACAAGGATGTCACTATGTCACAAGCCCCTGCACCAACGGTTAAGCTAGTAGCAGCAGAAGCCAATCAAGTAGAACTTGACCGTTTACGTCAAGAAAACACCCGTCTTGCACAAGAAAACAAGACGCATGAGGTTAACGGTTTAATTGCTCAAGGCAAACTTTTTGAGCCACAACGCGCATTAGCCATGACGCTAGAAGCGAACGCATTACAGTTGATGATTGATGCAAATAGCAAAATTGCTCTATCTGGCAAGCTAGACATGCAAGCACCAGCGGCGGGTGGTGGTGCAAAAGTCGAGTTGAACGAACGCGACAAGGCAACCTGCAAAGCATTAGGTGTTAGCGAAGACGCTTACCTTGCCGCCAAGCAAGACACTTAACAACACGAATATTCTTATTTTTATTATCCGTTTTACAAAGGAATACCAACATGCCATTAAATGCAGACAGGGTAAACAGCTTAAGCACAGGCTTTAAGGCTATTTTTGCCGAATCATTCAATAACACGGTTGCGCCGCTGGTCGATATTGCCACGCGCGTACAGTCGGCTAACTTACAAGAAAACTACGCTTGGGTAGGCGCTATCCCCGATTTGGTTGAATGGGTTGGTCTGCGTCAGGTAAAAGAGTTTACTAATTATGAATATGTGGTGCGTAACCGCTTATTCGAAAGCACGGTTGGTGTGCCAGCAACCTATATCGAATTCGATAACGCGAGCGTATTTGCCCCAGCGATTCGCAGCATGGCAGAAAAAGCGAAAAAACACCCCGCATCTTTGGTGTCAGAATTATTGACTAAAGGTCACTTAGTAGACAGTAAAGGCTACGACGGCGTATCGTTTTTCGGCAGTCATGCCGTTGGCGAAAACACCTACATTAACAAGTCAACACAGGCACTAGATGCAACCAATTTAGCGGCAGCTTACGACTTTATGCTTAGCATCAAAAACGAAGACGGTAAAGCCATTGGCGTTACCCCAAACGTGTTGGTTGTGGGTGCGGCTTTACGTGGCACAGCGCACAGCTTGCTAAAAGTGCAAACAGCTAACGGCAATCCAACATTCGGTTTGGTCGAATTGATGGTTGACCCGAATATCGCGGGCAGTGCTTGGTATTTGCTGGACACTACCAAGTCGGTGCGCCCGATTGTGTTGCAAGTCGCCAAAGAATCTAAGTTCGAACGCGATGACAAGGGTGTGTTTGATGAAGCGGTGGTGAAGTTTGGTACAAGCTGGTTCGGTAACGCAGGTTACGGCATGTGGCAGTTTGCTTATATGGGTGGTGCATCAGCGTAACGCTGGTGCAATGCACAGTCATTAAGAGGAATTAGTCATGTCTAATGTTATCGATATTAGCCACTTCTTACCGCAAACACAGGGGGCTACAACCATTACAACTCTACAACTACCAGATGATGCGGTTGTGGGTAATGATGATGCATTAACCCCATCTGAGCGTGTTTTTAATCCAGATGGCAGCGAACAGCAGTCAGATGATGCTAGTCAAGAAGGTGCGTCGTGAGTGAATCAGTCATTCTTTTTATTATCGGTTCGGTAGTGACCATCGGTGTTGTGCCTTTGTTACGCCTGATCTATAACCAAGAGCGTCAAATCCGTGCCTTGGAAGTGATTATTGGTAATCAGCAGCAAGAAATCGACTTGCTGCGTGCCATCGTGTTAGAGCTTGCACCTGCTGATGTGGTTAAACGCCATGTTACCAATGCGGGAAAGCTGCATGACTGAGCAACAGCAACGCTTTTTTGATCGGGCAAAGCTTGGGGTGAGTAACCCGCACGCGGTCACCGAATCATTAAGTAATGATGCTTTAGTGGTTGCTTTGTTAGAGGTAGGTCAGATTGCAGAGCACGCTCTATTTGATGTCGCCATGTTGCGCCTAAAAGTGGTGCTTAAATCTGAGTTATCGGAAGTTGATTGGCGGCTTTATAAGGCAGCTAAATCGCAAGTGGGTAAAAGCACTACCGCCACCCCAAGTAGCGGTTATGCGGTTGCACAAAGGGTAACGCAATGGGATATGTAGAAAGTGTCGAATGGGCTAAAAGCCTATTCAGTAACGTAATCGAGGTGTCAACGCTAGAAGCGATTGATACCGCAGGCACTTACCTCATGTTGGATAGTGTCGATGGGCATAACAGCGTACAAGACAAGGCGCAACTTGTTTTAGTGGTGGTCGGTCATACGCTTACAGGCAATGCGGGTGTTTTACCGCTACTACAAAACCATCGTGATGTGATTTTAGACAATCGCCACGACATTGAATTTAAGTTCATTAAACGCGTCGAAATGCGTACCACCACATTATTTAGCGTGGCGATGGGTTTTTCGATGGCGGTCAATTTAACCTAGGAGTACTTTAACTATGCCTAAAAAGCAAACCGATCAATCTTTTGAGCATCCACAAGAAGGCGGCAGTTACCGCATTAATACCGATGGCAGCGTTGATCGACTAAACGATGCCACAGGCGATTACGAACCCTATCAAGCGGCAACACCAGCCGAAACCGTAAAGGAATAAATCATGGCGCGTATCAGAGAACAAACCCAACTACTTTTGGTAAAACCAGAAGTCACCTATGGCACGGATTCAGTGCCAACAGGCGTAAATGCGATGTCGGTGCAAAACTTAAAACAAACCATGATCGATGGCAGTATTGTCGAGCGTAATAACATTGTTGGCTTTATGGGAAGCCAAGGCTTTGTACGCACAGGGCAATGGGTATCGTTAGAGTTCGATGTCGAGCTGCAATCAAGTGGTACAGCAGGCACAGCACCCCAGTTTGGCGCATTATTACGCGCTTCGGGCATGACTGAGACAGTCAGCGCGGGCGTAAGCACGACTTATGCACCAAGCGCACCAGATTCAGCAACCAGTGCGACGGTTTATTACTTTGCTGGCGGAGTTCGTCAAGCTGCTGTTGGTTGTCGCTTTACCTTCTCAGTATCGCTCAACACTAACGGCATCCCTGTCATGAAGTTTAAGGGTGTTGGCTTGTACGCTATGCCCACAACAGTAACAGCACCTGCGTCTGCACCGACTGTTCCATTCCGTGCGCCTATTGGTATCACGAAGCAAACAGTAACAACGTGCAACTTCTTCTCGACAGCGGTTGAATTGATTGATGCGACCATTGATCAAGGTGGCGATATTAAATATCTGCCTGCGTTAAATACAGAATCAGTCGAAATGGTGGCGCGTAATGGCATGTTTGATGCCAGCTTCTTTGTGCAAGATACAGCAATGGTATCAACAACTGGCTGGATTGAGAAAGCACGAACAAACGCAACAGGTGCATTTAGCTTTGTTCTTGGTGCTACAGCTGGCTATATCAGTGAAATCCAAGTGCCAAACATGCAATTGCGCAGCATTGACCCGTCATTTAGCAACGGCATTATGACTGCTAAAGCACAAGCTGCGATTGTTCCGACAGCAGCAAACAACGATTTCTCTATTATTTTCCGATAGTCTAACAGCCTTGCGATTACGCAGGGCCTATTTTGCCAACAGGGGTTAAACCGAATGAAACTGAATGTAAAACGTACTGCAATGATTACTGTCACTGTTCCAGATGCTGGATCATTTAAGGCAACGATTCGCATTTTACCAACCGACATTAATACGCTAACTGATGACGAAAAGTCACAGAAATTAATTGACTTGATTCTTGTTGGCGCAACTGGTATCGAGTTAAACGATGGCGAAAATACCTACGTTAACGATGAATGTTTGCCCTTCATTAAAAACGACGAACAGTTAGCAGCGGCAGTCGTAAAGGCGCGTGCTGATTTTTTGCACCAGAACGCGCGTTAATCACCTTAAAAGCGATTGCTCGCTATCTTGTTGGTGTCAGTGATTCTGGTGCAAAAGCAAGAGAGCAAGCCATCGCACAGGGCGTTGACCCGTCTTGGATTGAAGGTGCTGGAGACGATGATTTAACACCTTGGGTTGATAACGACAGCAAGGTCATGGTGTTAAGCGAATGGTGGGACACGGTACAGGTTGTCGCAAACAGCTTAACGCAATTTAGAACCACGATGGAAGGCAAGCCAATCGGCTTAATTTACAGCGAAGTTGAACGGATTGCTGGTTGGCTTGGCATTAAATTGGATGCTGAATCATTTGCGATGATACGCGCGATGGAAGCTGAGATGGTCAATGTATTGAATGACCGCTAATGTGCCGTAACGATACCAATAGCGGATATAACAAGCAATACAGACGCAATGACAGCAGCTATTTTTAACAGCATTTCAATGTAACTAATAACGAACTTAAACACGGTAATTCACCAATGGCTGATAATTTAAAGCTGACACTTACGCTCAATGCTGATGGTACATTAGTTGCTGTCACCAAACAAGCAAGCAACGAGGTTATCAAGCTAGGAAGTGCCGCAAATGAAGCGGGCGATAAAGCCGAAAAAGCATTCAGCAAAACAAAGGCTGGTTTGCAGTCTATTTCTGAGCAATTAGTAGCAACTAAAACACAGTTTTTAGCCTTCTTTGGTGCTTCTTATCTTATCGACTATACGAAGCGTGTTATTGATGTTGCCGACGCCTATACAGGTATGCAAAGTCAAATTAAACTGCTAACAGGTAGCACAGCAGGCTTAATTGAAATACAGAGCAAGCTAACTGCTGTTGCAATGACAACCTATTCTGACCTGCCAAATACCGTTAAGCTATTTAGTTCGCTTGATAATGCAATGTTGTCGCTTGGCAAAACAACAGATCAATCTATTGCATTTACGCAAACCTTTAACAAAGCGTTAAGCCTGACCAATCCAACAACTGAGCAGACATCGGCTGCTATTTTACAGTTCTCACAAGCGATGGGCACTGGTGTGCTGCGTGGTGACGAGTTTAACAGCATCATGGAAAATGGGCGCGGTGTCGCTCAAGCGTTAGCTGATGGCTTAGGGTTGCCTATTGGCGCATTACGAGCAATGGCAGATCAAGGTCAGCTAACAGCAGAGGTAGTTGTATCTGCTCTTGAAAAACAAGCAAAAGCCGTCGACGAGAAGTTTGCTAAAAAAGATTTAACAGTTGCTCAGGCATGGCAAAACATGAGTACTGCTGCCTTGCTAGAGATTGGTAAGCTTGATGATGGTATTGGTAAAACAATCGCAACGTTAGCTGGGTTTGACAGCGCAGCCGCGCAAAGTGCGTCTGTCACTGGTGGTTTAGCTTCTGCATTAAGCAGTGCATCAAAGCATTTGGACGACATTGCGACGGTAACAGGGACGGTTCTTGTTGGTGCATTAGTAGCGCGTGCGATTCCTGCTATTTACAGCACAGCAACAGCTTTATCTGTTATGGCTGCATCTGGCACATTAGCAGCAACAAGCATTACGGCTGCTGCAACCGCAGCTGCACGATTTGCGCTAACCCCTTGGGGGGCTGCTATTACGGCTGGTGCAGCGGCTATCGGTTATCTTTATGCTGAATCAAATAGGACAGCAGATGCAGTAGATAGGTTGCGCGAGTCTGCTCAAAAGTTGTCAGGAACGAATGGCGTTGTTGACGAAGTAAAGCTTAAAGCAGGTGCTGAGGAATTGCGTGCTTTAACTAACCAATTAAACGCACTAATTGAGGTTAAAAAGCAAAATAGCGCAGTTGATATTCTAGGCACAAAAGAAGCAGATTTGCGCACTAGAATCCATGCAATCAATGCGAATCCAATGCCTATTAATATCGTCACTGAAATGGACATTGAGGGCGCAGAACGTCAAACAAAACAGATTTATGACCATGCTGCTCAATGGATGGCGAACCAAAAAGCAATCGAAATAAAAGTAGATGTTGAAGCTAACAATATTTTGGGGAAAATGCAGGAGCAATATGCGCTAGTCGGGCTTTCTGCCCGTGATGCCGCTATCGCACAGGCACAGTTTGCGTTGCAAGCAAAAGCAGCTAAAGAAGGCGCTAAACCAACGCAACTACAGTTAGATGCTATTGCGCAAATGGCTGGCTTATTGGCTGACCAGCAAGAAAAGCAGAAAGCACTAACCTTGTCTGTAAAAGACTATACCGAAGCCCAAAAGAAGGCAACAGAAGCGAGATTAAGAGAAAAAGCAGCAGCACAAAATGCTTCTTATGATAAATTTGAGCGTGACAATTCTGCCACGACAGCCGCGCAAGAAAACCGCAGTCGCTCTATTCAAAGCACCATCGAAAGCCTAGACCCTTTAGTCCGTGCAGAACGCGAATATGCCGACACGCAGCGCACCTTAAATGCAGGGCTTGAGGATGCGGCTATTAGCCAGCAACGCTATAACCAACTGATGGGTGAAGCATCTAAGAAGTTGGCAGAAGCGAAAACAGGCACTAAGAATGTCACCACTGAAATGAAAATGATGGAAAACGTTATCCGTCGTGTCGATGATGGCTTTGTGACTGTTTGGAAAGATATGCTCAGTGGCTCAAAAGATGCCTTTAGTAGTCTAAAACAAATCGCCATTAACACCTTGGCAGAGATTGCACACGCCTACACCACTCAGAAAATTGTATTAGCCATCGGTGGTAGTTTTGGTATTGGCGGGTTGTCAGGTGCAGCCAGCGCAGCAACGGGCAGTCTAATGATGAACGCAAGCGGTGGAATGTCGGCTATTAGCGGCACGGGTGCAGCAGGTGGTGTGGCGACAACCGCAGCAGACTATGCAACGAGTAGCGCAGTGGCTAACGTCGGTGCGAGTACCGTTGGCGGTTGGATGTCATCGTTAAGTGCCACTGCAGGTGGATTAAGTTCTGGTGCCAGTGCTGGGCTTGGCTACTTAGGAACGGGCGACTTAGCTTTTGCAGGTGCTGATGCAGCATCATTATGGGGTAATGGTGCATACGGGCAAGCTGCTGGCACAGCAGCAGGTGCTTACTTGCCTGTTATCGGTGGTGCATTATACGGTTATCAATCGACAGGTGAAATTGGCGGTGCAGCAGCAGGTGCAGCTGGCGCTTACTATGGTGCTCAGTTAGGATCAATAGTCATGCCTGGCATCGGTACGGCTATCGGTGCTGTTCTTGGTTCAATTGGTGGCGGTGCACTTTACACTGGCATTTTTGGCGGCGGTAAAGAGTTTACTGGCTCAGGCGTCCAGATGGATTATAACGGCATGGGTGCTAACGCCAACGTCAATACCTATCAATCCTTCTCAAAAGATGGCGGCTGGTTTAGAAGCTCTAGCCAATGGACTGAGTACACGCGCAACGATCAAGCGACACAACTGGTTAATGAGTCGCTTGCAAAAGGACAGACAGCAGCTGACAAAGTAGCGAATAAGTTAGGCGTTAACTATACGGGTATTGGTGCGCAATCGTTTAGCGCAGGCGGTGCTAATGGTGAGACTGTCGAAGGATGGGTAAAAACCATTTTCGACAAAATGGGAACAGCAATCCTATCCAACTCAGAACAATACCGCAAAGACAACGAATCGCTACTCGATACGGTTAGCCGCATGGTTAATCAGTTTGAAGGCATGAGTATTGTGCTGGATAAGGTTAATACCAGCCTTGGCGCATTATCGACGGGTAGTGTTAGCGCATTGGAAGAACTCAGTAATGTCGCTGGCGGCTTCGACAAACTGGCTCAAGCACAATCGAGTTATTTTGATTTGTTCTACTCGGCTGCCGAAAAGTTCGATGTGCTGCAAAAAACACTGTCACAGACATTGAACAATGTCGGTATTAACGCCATGCCAACGACGGTTGAGGCGTACAAAAGCATGGTCGCCAGCCAAGACATAACAACCGATGCTGGTCGTACTGCCTATTATGCGCTGATTAGCAATGCCAGCAGCTTTAAGAGTTACTTCGATCAAACTGGCGCACAAACACCACTGCTATCGCAAACCAGTATGGCACGCTTTAGCGATGGTGGATTTACTGGCAATGGCGCGAGATTAGAGCCTGCAGGTATCGTTCACAAGGGCGAGTATGTTGTGCCTGCGTGGATGGTGCGTAAACAGCCAGACTTAGTAGCTCAATTAGAAAGTGTACGCAGCAATGGCTTTGCCAGCGGTGGCATGGTTGGTGGATCAGTTAGCCATAGCAGCGACAACAAATTTTACGACTTACTCAAACGCATGGTCGATATTATCCGCAAATGGGATGGCGACGGTATGCCACCAGTGAGGGCGTAATATGCTAAAAATCATCATCCCAAGCATTTTTAACGTCAACAGCTCAAACATTGGTGGGACAACAGAAAACCAACAAGCTTTTGCTGATGGCATTGTCGGTACGGTATCGACAGCTACAGCCAGCGATGGTTCTATTCAGCTAACCATATCTGGCACAGGCGATGCACTCGCATTGCTTGAAATGGGTGCAACATCACTCACAATCAATGGCTCAAGCATCAATATTCTAAAGCCTGCGAGTGATTGGAAGAACTGGCTGTTTGCTCCTGTTGAAACCATCAAAAGTGTTGTCAACGAAAACGTGCCGATTAATGGCACCCAGACCATTCAATTGGACAGATCAGCGTTGGCACCTGCACAACTAGGTATGTTGATCTATGGTCGTGTCATTGAAGTTGGCGATGTGCAATATGGACTAAACTCAGAATTACTCGACTACTCAACTAAGTCAACCGATGCCAATGGATACGTAACACTGATTAAGCGTGGCTATGGGCACTCGTTCACAGCAAACATCGAACTAACAATGGATGTTGCCAATTTTATATATCAAGCGCTAACTGACCTTCGCGCAACCCCGCTGCTGTTTTTCGATACAGCGGCAAATCTAATCAGTTATGGATTTTTCAAAAACATCAAAAAACAAATAAACCGTGTCAATCACACTTTATTAACCATCGAAGTAGAAGGGATGCAATAAATGGCAATTTCCCAATTACCAACACCACCGAGCAAGTTAGACCCAGCCACATTTAATGCTCGTGCAGAATCATTGGTCGCAGCACTGCAAACGATGATTAACGAGATTAACGCGCAGATTGCAGGGTCAACACAGACTGGGTCATTGATTATCTCTAACTTGCTGACTGATTTAATTATCGGTGGCACAGGAGACAAGTTTGTTATTGTTAATTCTACCAATAGCCAAAAGGCTGGTATTGGCTATCAGCAAAACAGCATCATGCGCTGGAAAGAATACGTTGAGCTAACCACTGGCGATTACGTTATGGAACGTTTTAACGCAAGCGGTGTAAGCCAAGGGGTGGTATCAAGAACGCGCGCTACGGATGGTGTCACACCAACGCAAAACGCAGCACAAAGAGCGCAACTTCTAGCCGACTTAAAGCTGGTTGATGGCATTGGCAGTGGGTTGGATGCGGATTTATTAAGAGGGCTTCCTGCTGATTTTACATCATCGCTTGCTACTAACGGGTATCAAAAGTTGCCGAGCGGTTTAATTATTCAGTGGGGAACTTATAGCTTAACAGGCACTCATGGAGCATCATACTCATTAACATTTCCCATATCTTTTAATGCTGGAATTATAAATTTAACGTGCGGAATACACTCGTGGTCATGCTCAACTACTGTGGCTCATGTTTACGCAATTGTGACTACACAGAGCGCTACGGGGCTAACTTTTCAGTACGGTGCGTCTAACGGCGCTAGTTATTCTGGTATTTTTAGATGGTTCGCAATCGGTTATTAAAGGAGTAAAAATGCATTACATCACAAAAGATAATATTGATCGTGTTACAGGGCGCTACCTAGCTGAGATTCACGGAGAAAACATCCCTCAAGATGCGATCGAAGTGAGCGAAGCGTTATTCAATACATCCATTCAAATGCAACGCCCAGTTTTGGTTAATGGCGAGTTAATTGAACTACCTTTACCAGAACTAACGCAAGACGAATTAGCCCAACAATCAAAATTAGCCGTCTACCAACTGCTAAACAAGACCGCCCAGCAATACGACTACCGTAACTTTGCTGAGGTGGCGCAATTCGTCAATAGTGACATATGGAAAGCAGAAGCTGATGGGTTACTAGCATGGCAAGATGCGTTGTGGGTGCGTGCTTACGAACTACTCAAAGAACCGATTACCAGTGTTGATGACTTTGTGGCGCAGCTGCCGAGGTTCATTTCTAAACCCGATTAGCGGCATTTAGCTAACCAAAAAAACCCGCGAGCTAAGGCTGCAATTTTCTCACTTTTATCACTTTTCACGACTTATATTGATAAAAGTGAGATTTTACTATTACCGCTCGCGAGAATTATCAGAAATTTACCTGTAACGGCTTGATAAGCCCTTTCACCAGCTAAAAAATAAACGTGGGGCGCTAAAAACAAGCATAGCCATATTTTTAGCGATTCCCCAAAAACAATCCCGCCTAACTGCGGGATTTGTCATTTTTTAAAAAATCACTTAATGGTGGTCAAATATTCATCCAACTCTTTGAATGACATTCGATTAACAGAAGGCACTGACTTACGACCAAATTCGACTGCTACCTGTGGCGCGTAACCGTTCAAATTCGCTAATAGACACGTCTTAATGGTGGTATAAAAAGCAGCCTCTTCTTCTAATTTAGCACCCATTGCACCAGCAATCGGCGCCACGAAACCATAAGCAGCCAAAATACCCAAGAAGGTCCCTACCAGTGCCACAGACATGTGATGGGCAATTTCTAAAGGACCCGCATCTAAGTAAGACATCGTAATAATAATACCCATTACCGCGGCTACAATACCCATCGCAGGCAATGCTTGCGATGCTTCTGCAATAGCAGCAATAGGCACATGTCCCTCGTGATGGTGAGACTCCATTTCGACGTTAATCAAGTCTTCAATCTGGTAAGGATTAGTCGCACCTGAAATCATCATACGCAAATAATCGGTAATAAAGTCGCTAACATGATGATCGTGCATTACTTTTGGAAATTCACCAAACAATGCTGATGAATGAGGATCTTCAACGTCTGCTTCAATAGACATAAGACCTTCACGACGCGCTTTATTGAACAGTTTAAACATCAGCCCTAATAATTGTTGAAAGGCTTCTTTATCGAAAGGCGACGGTTTAATGAGACCTAACGCCCCTGAAAAGCCTTTTTTAAGCGCCCAACCTGGCGTTGCAATAACCCACGCACCAATTGTTGCACCACAAATAATGACTAATTCGAGCGGCTGAATCAGGATGCCAATACTACCATGTGGCAGATACCCCCCTAATACACAACCAACTACGACAACGGTGCCAATAATCGCTTTCATAATGTTTTATTCCTATTCTTTTTATCTAACAAGATGAGGCATGGTAATCTGTTCGATCATTGTATTAAAACGCCTAAACTCAAGAACGCGGCTTAGATTCTACCAAAAATGCGTTCCTGACTGTCAACAGAGTCAGTTAAAGATGCCTGAGCTTGACGTACATCTTGCAAGGTTTCTGCAATTTTTGCCAACATATCACTGGCTTCTTGCGCATCAGTTTGCGTGGTTCCGACACGATCTCGGCTTGACTGCATCACTTTGACTGCTGTACGTGCTTGTTTCTGTAACTCTTCGATAATAGACTGAATTTCTTTGGTTGCCTGTTGTGTTTTTTGTGCCAGAATACGAACTTCATCAGCCACCACCGCAAAACCACGTCCATGTTCGCCTGCACGAGCTGCTTCAATCGCTGCATTCAATGCTAGTAAGTTGGTTTGCTCTGCAATATCACGAATCAGTACCAGTACCGTACCAATATTTTCGCTATCTTTTTCGAGCTGGCGAATGACATTAGCGGCATGAATCACTTCGTCACTAAGCGTATTAATACCAGAGATAACGTTATCTAGTAACTTGGTTGTCTGACCCGACTGACCATTCATCGTTGATACTTGACTGCGTAATTGTGTTGCTGCTTCGCGAATACCATCTAACACTTCTTTAGCTTGAGAGAAAACAGCGCGATTATCATTATTACCCGATGATTGTTTCGCATAACTTGCCTGCATCTCTAAAGACTCTACCTGTTCCTGAGCTTGCTCACGCATCAGCTTTTCCATTTGCAAGGCATCACTCACAGCTGAAATCAATCGATTGATTTTATCGACAATCACAGCGTCCTGCGCCGAAGATGACGTAATGGGCGACAGATGATGCGCTGACAAACCATCCAGTTGATCAGCTAAAGCTTGCAATGATTGCGCATTGCTATTTTGATTCGCTTGCGCATTGCCACTCTGACGCATCATCACGGCAACTAACCCAACGATTAAAGCCGCAACAGCAACACCGACACCAATAAAAATACCCGTGTCATCCCCTGCATAAGCGAACATCGATAAAGATGATAAGCCTGTGAATATTACTAAGTCTCTTGCTTTCATGAGAAATCCCTCTCTGTTATCTATTCAATTGTGGTGATATCAAAATCTATTTGGAACAAATCCAACCAATGCCCTTGCTAAGGAATATCTAAAAAAATATGACGTTCATCTTCTTTCAGAGGATCCCTAAACAAAATGATCAACCAATCCGTCTAGGTTTTTCCATACAGACGTATCTGAAACAGGGTTAGCGGCATCATTTGATAAATCTGCAGTTTTATTTTGTCCACTACTCTGTTGTTGCTGATCAGATGCCTGTTGACCCGCACCAGAATCAACCGTTGCCGATCCAATATCAACCCCTTGTTGTGCGAGCATATCTCGTAGTCGTGGCAATGCATTTTCGAGCATGTCTCTGGTTAATCCATGCTGGGCAGACAGTGTAACATGTGCCTTGTTTTCTTCATCCATTTTTAAGTGGATTCGAACAGGGCCTAGCTCAACAGGATCTAACTTTACCTCAACTTCTTTCATCCGTTGACTCACCATCATCTGCATACGGTTACCCATATCCTGAGTCCATTGCGGTTGACGCAGACTCAGCGGAGAAGTCAATGGTGTTGCCAAAGGTGATGTCGGTGAAAAGCTTGTTAATACCGAAGCAAAAGCTTCGACATCAGTTTGATTTGTAGACACATCACTTTTAGCCGATTCAATGGCTCGCAGCGCACCGTCAGCACGTGCATCACTTTGTTGCTGTTGCGACTGATTGTGTTGCTGCATCATTGCGCTTTGTTGTGTTGCTGCAGTCGCGCCTGTAGGCATTGACATGCCATTATTTGATGCTGCTGAGTAACTTGCCGCACTCATCGCATCTTTAGCACTAACCGTTGAGGTATAAGAGGCAAAGACAGGAGCACCCTGCTCATCACCCAAACTGACTGCATTGCTCAGTGCTTCATGACCCACATCAACCGCAACAGGTGATGACGACGTTTGGTGCGCCATCGTCTGAATGACTGTTTGAGACACGGTCACCGTCTGAGCAGCATCCGTCGATGGTGTGATTGGTATGGTAAGCGATGATTGATCAGCACCCGTCTGATTGACAGTTTGAGTATCTGCCAATGGATTAAAAAACGGTTGTCCCGTCAAGGGCGAAATAACGACATCCCCTTCGTCTTCCACCACTTGACCTGACAGCCGTTGGAACTCGGTTTTTGGCATATCACCACGTGGGGTGATGGCCTGTTGTTTACTTGACTGCATCTGAGTCGGAGCTGTCTGAGTCGGGACTGCCTGAGTCGGGACTGCCTGAGTCGGGACTGCCTGAGTCGGGACTGCCTGAGTCGGGACTGCCTGAGTCGGGACTGCCTGAGTCGG